CGGCAGGGTAACCATCCGGCCGGGCCGCATGACAGCCGCTGTGGCCGCCCCACTGAGCGGCACCAGCCCGCCGCGTGGTGGAATGATGCGGACCATCTACGTCGAACACTCGAACTTGTAGTCAGCTTCCGCCTCATGGACAGCCCCCAGAAACCATGCGATATAGGTGGGGGAGCTGGGCGGGAAAGGATTCCCGGTGGCCGGGATGCCCGCCCTGCCCTCCGCATAGGCGCGTGTCACGCGGGGATTGAAGCCCGCACCATTGTCGTCGTTCAGGTGGACCCGGACATACTTGCGGCGAGGTGTGCCGATGGCCATCAGATGCCTCCGAAGCTGAAGGGTCGCGTGCGACCCCGTGGACTGGTGCGATAGGGCCTTCCCTCGGAACTGTGCAGGAACCGGTCGATGGCCTTGCGATCCCCGTGCTTCAGGGCCTCGGGGTACTTCTTGATGAGCACCTCGCGGTCGAGGATCGGTATGTCCATGGCGAGCCTAACGCCCTTGCGCACCGAACCGCTGTCGGCCTGCCGGCGCAGGTTTTCCTTCAGGATCTCCCGACGGCCCGGCTGCTTCCAGTCATTGTAGACACGCCCGCCCTCGGCCACCGTGCGTTGCCGGATGACAGAGGGCGGGTAGTACTTGGTGCGAGCCATCAGGTCGCCGTCATGGCACCGGTGGAGATGTCCACGATGGCAGCCATGGTCTCCGGATTCGGCCTCATGCCCCAGTAACCGGAGAGCAGCCAGCGTTCGACGAGGCCACTCTGGCCCTGCTTCGTCGCCGTGATGCCCTTCTGCCAGACGATCTCCTGCCAGTTCGGGTCGAAGATGTAGAGCGCATAGGCACCCGTCGCAATCGTCGACATGAACCGGTTCGGCACCAGTTCCAGGGTGGCGAAGTCGGTGTCGATCACGGTCACCGAGCCCACCGCCCGCTGGTCCGGGCCTTCGCCGCTGGTCTTGATGAGCGGGGCAGCCTTGGCCGTGGAGGTGTAGTAGTACTCGGAGATGATCCGCTTGATCTCCGGGGCGGACATGCAGGTCATCATCTTGCCGGGATCAGCAGCGCCCATCTTGTACATGGTCTGAATCATGTCCCGGATGTCGCTCTCGGCCAGCGCCGTCGCCGTGGGGGTGGTGATGGTCGCGGCGTCGAAGACGTAGGTGCTGGTGTTCCAGCCGCCCGTTATGGACCCATTGGCCGAGGAGATGGACACGAAGAGGTCATTGGACGACACACCGTTCCAGTCCACGTCGCAGAAGGCCAGATAGCTCGCCGAGCGCGGGGCGGTGGAAGCACCGTTGCCGGCCACAGATGCCTGGTTGCGGCCGACGATCATGTACTCGATGTCCTGCCGGATCTCGCCATTGGCGAGGCTCAGCTGGTCGGCTGCCGTGCCGCCGATGGAGTTTCCGGCCTGCGACAGCTCCGACAGGGCCACGCCCACAGCCGAGACCTGAATGTGGTTGCGGTAGCGGTTGAGCGGCGCGTGGGCACCGTCGATCACGGCCGTGACACTCGCCGCGCCGGCAGTGGCGAACTCGGCGGTTTCCACGTAGGCGTTGTCGGCCGCAGCCCGCAGGCGCTGGCGCACCCAATCGAAGCTCGGTGCGCTGACCGAGCCCTTGCGCGCCCGGTCGGTGTAGGGCAGGTCCACCCGGGAGATGTTGTGGATGCTTTCGAGCAGGCTCTCTGGAATCACGCCACCGACTACGACCCCAACGAGGTCTGTCTTGGCATCAAGTGCGGCGATTGCGGTCATGTCACGTATCCCTTCAGCATTTCTGCGCGGGCCTGTGATGGGCTAATCCGGCCCTGCTTCACGGCCGCGCTGATTCGTCCCAGCCGCTGCGCCTCGGTCGGCTCTGGAGCCTTCCCGGTGGGCTTTGCGGCCACCTGCGGCTTCTTGACCGGTTCGGCTTTCAGCCTGCCCACCTCACGCAGCAGGCGGATCAGGCGGCTGTCGGCAAACCCGGCCTCGGCCATTTTCAGCTCAGCTCCGGTGTAGCCGTACTTCTGGGCCACGCGGCGGATGTCCGCCCAGTCGGCCGCCTTGGAGATCGGGTCCTTCCACTCGGGAATGGCTTCCAGGAGTTTTGCCGCCTCTGCCTGCCGCTGTCTCTCGGCCTGCTGGCTCACGGCCTGCAATACCTCTGGCGTGAGCTTGTCAGGTCCGATGTGCTGCAGGATCAGCGAAAGCTCCTGCGTGGCCTCTGCCACCTCGCGCTTCCCGGTGGTCACCTCGTCCATCAGCGCCGTGCGGGCTTTCTCAAGCTCTGCCACGGGCCGGTGGGCGTCCTTCAAAGCCGAGATGGACAACTCCGTCCCGTCGTCGAAGGCGACCTTCAGGTTCTCGTACAGCTTCGCCGGATCAGTCCCCAGCCTCTCGGCCAGCGACTTCATGTCCCAACTCTCGCTGGGCGGTGCATCCGCAGGTGGCTGCGTCTCCGCAGCTTCTGCCGGCGGGGCGGATTTCCCGGCCAGCAGGTCGTTTAGTTCGTCGAGCGCGGTGCGCTGGTCCTTCGGTGTCTCCACCGGCGGGACCTCGATGTCAACGGCAAGTACGTTATCGCTCATCGGTCATCCTCCGTCAAGAGGCCTTCAAGACGCCGGAAAGCCTCACTGGCACCCTTGCGGCGGGCCTGAAAGACCTCCGGTGCGCGGGAGGCCTGAAACCAGGAGGCCCGCAGCTGGTCGTCAATCTGCTTCTCCGCCTCCGCCACCACCGCCAGCAGCTCCGGCAATCTCGGCCTGAGCAAGCGCAAAGCGTCCTTCAGCTTCGGTGCGCTGGAGGTCTGCGGTTGCGGTTCCGATGATTTTGGCTTCCTCGATTTCTGCATGAAGTTGCTCCGTCCACACCTTGATGCGGTTTTCCATGTCGGCCTTGTACCGATCCAGCTGCAGCTTCTGGGCTTCGAGCTGCAACTGAGCCTGCGTGAGCTGCATCTGCAGGGCCTGAGCCTGCTGCTGCTGCTGTGCCTTGCTGGCTGAGCCCTGCTGGGCGGTCTGGCTCGCGGGATCGGTGAAATACTTCTCCCCCGCATCCAGCTCCATCGCCGAGGTCCAGTCCATGAGGGCGTTGTACAGGTTCGGCAGGGTCACCAGCACCCCGTCCATCCCGGCCTGCAGGGCCATCTGCTGGTACTGCAGCACGGCCGCAGCAGCCGCAGCCTTGCGGGATCGCTCCCCAGGGGACAGCCCAGACTTCAGGTTCACCCGCACCCGCGGCCGCCACTTGCTGGGGTCTACCGCGAGCCACCGGTCGGCAGCCCGCAGCACCAGCTCCTCGGTGTAGGCCGTGCGCAGCAGGGTATGCACCAGCAGGAAGGCGGAGCGCAGCAAGGTCTCGGCGAGGTTGCGGGCGATCATCCCGGCGAGCTGTTCCTGCACCGAGTAGATGCGATCCACCCCCTGCGAGCCGATCTGGCCCCCGACGAGCTGGGCCTCGGCATTGGCCATCTGCAGGACTGCCCCCCCACGGTCGGCCCGGACCTGATCCATGTAGGCGAGGAAGGTCTGTGCGGCGGGGCCTGCATCGAGCACCGGCAGGGGCATGAGCGCCTCGGCCACCGGGGTCAAGCCCTTCACCCGCACCACACCGGCGGGCCGGGTGTCGAGCAGGTCCGGGATGTGGACCGCATCATTGACCGCAGTGCGGGAGTTGTTGGCCCCGGCGATGTTGTCCGCCCACTGCCGAACCAGGAAGGTCTTCACGTCCTGGACGGTCTTCAGGCGGTCGTAGTAGCTCAACCCCCAGAACTTGTGGGGCTCGGGGAAGCCGCTGCCGGTGGCATACGGCACGAAGTCGGCTGGCTCATCGGACAGGATGGTATGGCCCCCGAACAGCACCCGGCGCAGGCTGGTCGTGTCCCCATCAGGCAGCTGGGCGTAGGCCTCCCAGATCGTGACTTCCTCGGTGGCCCACTCAGCCCCGGACTGCACGGGCGGTGCCTGCGTCGGCTGCCGGGCGTAGGCGGTGTCGGTCAGCCCATCGTCGCCAGGTGGGATTTCGGACACTTTGTCCCGGCTGAACCCGAGCCGGACCAGCTGGCCCCGGGTGTAGGTCTTGCGCTCGAAAACAGAGGCCTCCCCGTCGAGCAGCACCGAGTCCTGCCCGGGATGGACCTCGAAGCACAACGGGTCAACGGCCCTGATCTCGACCCGCTGCTTCCCGTCGCGGTCCTCTGACATGTAGACCTTGACGATGGCGTTTTTCAGCAGCAGGGCGTCCTTGATCGCCTCGCTGAACACCACGTATCCCCGGCCGGACTCCATCATGACCATGTTCACGGCCTCGGACTCCAGCCGCGCAATGGTCTCATCCCCCGGCCCGTCGGGCTCGAACTCGCAGACCCGGTCGCCCGCGAAGGACGGCAGAATCTGGGCCATGGCGGCATTCACCATGTCGGCAACGTCGAGGCTCTGGACCTGCGACCTGCCCTCGGTCTCATCTCCTCGCCGGCGGCCGTAGTAGTAGTCGATTGCCGCGCGCATCTGGTCGGCCGGCGGGCCGTTGTCGATGGCCTCCTGCAGCTGCCGGCGCAGGATCTGAATGGTCTCGCTCATAGACTCGGACTCCAGGTGTATCGGATCGGCGCCCGGTCAGGGGTCTCCATGAGCCCGCCGAGGGCGAAGTAGCGCACCGCATCAGCATAATCCGATTCCCATGAATGCAGCGGCTTGGTCTTGAAAACCTGCCTCACGTCATCCCACTCGGTCCGGTAGGTCTTCAGCGCCTCGATCCCCACACCGCAGGCTTCCCGGTCGAACCACACGCGGGGCAGCATGGTGCGCACGGCCTCAATGCCATCGGCGATGGACTGCGCGGGCACCACGGTTGGCTGGAGGCCCAGCGACTGCAGGATCTCCACACGGCTGCGGCCCGTACCCAGCTCTGTCACCTTTGCGTCGTGAGGCAGGTAGTGGGCGGCGTACCGGTAGGGGTGCTGGCCGATGTCGCGCACGATGTCCGCAAGGCCCGCACCGGTCCAAGCCATGCACCGGATCGCCCGGATTTCCGCACCGGCCCGCTGCCAGAACCAGACCACGGTGGCGTCGTCAACGCCCAGGTCCCAGGAGGTACTCACCGGCAGGGCGGGGTCGTGCGGGACGCGGCCGATGCGACCATCACGTTCTGCAGCGGCCATCTCCTGCCCGTAGTACGCCCCACGGATGGCAGCGTTCCAGTCGCACATCATCTCCTGCGCGAACTCCTCGGGCCGCATCTCTTTGCGCAGGCTCTCGACCTCGGCTGCGGGCAGACATTGGGTATCGTCGACCGTGAGCAGGGCGCTGAACCAGTCGGTCAGGTCGGCAGCGGCCCTGAACAGCTCGTAGAACTGGTTGGCCATGCCGAAGGGCGTGCCGATGAAGAGCGCGCTCCCAGCCTTGTCGGCAAGCGCGGGCCGGATCACCTCGCGCCAGACAGCAGGCCCCATCTGGGCGACCTCGTCGAGCACGGCCGCATCGAGGCCCACACCACGGATTGCGTGCGGATTGTCAGCACCGAGCAGGTAGACCCGAGCGCCATTCGCGAAAGTGGCTGACAGCTCAGACTCATTGAAGGTCGTGCCGGGGAGGCAGGCGGCATACCGCTTGAGGTAGTCCCACGCAACGCGCTTCGCCTGGTTGTACAGCGGCGCCAGATACGCACCCCTGCCGTTGGGGATCGGGGCGGTGCGCCAGATGAGCCAGAGGATGGCCAGCACGGTCTTGCCGGCGCGGCGATGCACGACCAGCACGTTGAAGCGGCGGAGCTGCTCCCAGATGGCTGACTGCCACGGGCGCAAGCCCTCGAACGTGATGTCGATGACGGCCAACTAGCTGACCAAGACCTTGATGGTGTGGCTCACGTTGAGATCCCCCTGGTGATCCACTGACTTGAGGTCGGGCAGGACCTTGGCAATCTTCCGGAACTGGATGTCCGCATAGAGCTTCAGCGCGGGCACCTCACCGAGGTCCAGCGTCGAGAGTCTTTCCCGGACCTGCTCTTCCACCCAGGCGATGTTGGACAGGCAGATGCCTAACTTGATGTTTTCTCTGGCAATCTGCGGATACGTTTTCGTGCGATGGACAGCTTTCGGCTTAGCCATGATCGAGCCTGTGGAAAATGACCGGAGCTGCAGCCTGGCGGGCTCTGACACCACGGGAGGACCAGCCAGATGATGCAGGACGGCTTGCAGCTCCGGTCGGGCTGACCTTGCCAGAAGGTGACAGGGATAGCAATAGCCTCAGTTACTGTAACCGGTTATCGGAGGCAGCCCGGCAGATCCGAGGTCCCGCAGCCGACCCTCCTGACCGGAATCAGGAAGATCGACACGGGAGAGTCAGCCCGACGAGTCGTCGGCCCCGCTGCAGGCTCCTTCACGGCATCTCTGCCGCCCGATACTGCCCGGTCCTGCATTCGCCTCGGGCTGCCGCTGGTCGGGTCCCCTGGTAGCGGCCACAAGGTCCAGCCCCAGCGTTACAGAGCCCGCCGACTGGACAGAATCCCTTCTACCTTGGACTCAGTCCAAATGCTAGGACCGCTCATGCACCCGCAGCTACCGTTCGTCGGATGGGGCTTGCCAAGCTATATAGCATTGGAGGAGGCTGCACACCGTCAACCACGGGAGGAACCCCATGCGACTGGAACTGAAGGAGGAGGAGCGTCTGGCGCTGGTAGCGGCGATCAGCGGGCAGATGGACCTGCTGCACCTGAAGGTCTACGCCGCGAGCTACACCCGCGACCGGGAGGCCGAGAAGCGACGGGCAGCCCTGCGGGATCGACTCCATACCCTGTCTGGTGTGCTGGCCCGGGTCGCACGGCCCGGAAGGAGGGCAAAGTGAGGATCGAGACCAACGACGAACTGCTGCCACAGGCCGATGAGATGGCCGTGGGCGAGGCCGAGGCCTGGGCGGAAGAGGAGCGGCTGCGGGAGCAGGAAGCGGCCCGCGCTGCGACCATGGAGGCGGAACGCGAATACCTGAGGGAATGGGCGAAGGACGTGACCCGCTGCCTGATCTGCGGCAAGGAGCTTGAGAACCCCATGACGATGGTCTGTTCGAAGGACTGCCAGCGGACCCTGATTCTGGAACTCGCGTGGGAACGCTATGAAAGGAGGTGGACCGTGGAGCCTGAGATCTATAACTATGACCCGCCCCGGACGTGCTGGAACTGCGGCCGGGAGG